CCTTCTCGTGGCCATTGATGTCGTAATGAGCAATAATTTCGCGGAGGTTCATGACTGAAAATAGTGTGAACAGTAAGAGGAAGACGGGCAGGCTTGATTGTAATGGTCAAGGCCGGTTTCGTGCATATTATGCGTTTTGGCCGGAATGGAGCCAATCCAAAACTCCTGGCTCATGCGGTCGTGATCATTCAGGAAAGCCGGGTCTAACTTTAACAGGTGAGAAGCATTAGCCCACCAATAGTTGCCAGAAGAGTGTTCCACGGGGAATGATCGCCAATTCACTCCCACCACGTCATGATCGTCAAGCAGCAAGCAAGCTCGCCGCCAGTCCATCAAGATAAAACGCTGCATCATCATTCGCCAATCATCTTGGTTTTTGGTTGGATGCGAAATGCCCTTGCTGTGGAAGTAGAGGATTTGAGAGTTCGGGAAGGATTCGGCATAATGCCGCGCCATTAGAAGAGAAGGCTTTTCAGAAAACCCATCGTCTCGATGAACCACTTTGTACGGTCCCTCAGGCAATGGGGATGAGCCGTTCACGGAAACGATCACCTTTGCATGGTCAAGGAGTCCACTGAGCATTAGCAGCCCCATCTGCTCACTAAAAATTTGCTCCCAATGGTGCGCCTGGTAAAGGTGGTAGATGACATAACGCTCTGTCATGTTCCCAAGGGGAGAAGGGTTATGGTCTTGCCGCTCCACTCCTTGGCCAGCGACTGGGCAATGTGCTCTTTGAAGTTGTGAGCGAGAATGACGACGGTATCGTAATTCGGTAGCACGGTCCTATTCACCACTTGAAAGCCAGTGCCGGGAATGTAAAGCCCCTGCTTCTCAGGCGTATCATCAATGACCACCATCTCATTTACAGTGTGAATGTTTAGGCCGAGAGCATTAAGGAACACACACCCCTTTGCTGCAGCGCCAAAGAAGCAGACTCTCCCCAGTGATCCGCTGGTTAAGTCTTGAATGAATTGAGCGCCAACCTTGTTGATGGCAGTGTCAAAGAAAGCCGCAGCCTGATCAACTACGTCTTGCTCAAGCTTTGCATGGCGAGAAAGGTCAAGAGCAAGGGCGCTGGGCTCCTTGTTCGTCATCCATAGGCGCATTGTCCCACCGTGAATGTCTTGTGGTTGCACATGAATGATCTTCAGCCCATACTGCTTAAACAGTTTCTCCAATGGAGAGAGCAGCCAGTAGTAATAATGCTCGTGATAGAACTGGTCAAATTGGCCAGTGCGAATGGTTTCTAGAGCATAGGGAAATTCAAGAATCCACACGCCATCAAGATGCTTTTGAATGCCGCGCAAGAATGAATGAATGTCTTTAGTGTGCTGAAACACATTGGTAGAAACAATGAGGTCAGCCCTTGGCACGTCAACGTCTTCGCCCCAATAGGCATTGATGAATTGGATGCCATTCTGCTCATTTTGCTCTTTGACGCTTTCGCTTGCGTCCACGTTGATCAGACAAAGTTTCTCGTCTGATTGCGTCTGAAAAGTTTTAAGAAGCGTGCCATCATTACCGCCGATGTCAATAATCGTACCGTGCCTCAAATGCTTAAAACTTTGATACATGCGGGCGCAATGATCAATATATGGCTGGCTGGTGCCACTTCGGTAGAGGTAGTGCTGGTAGAGCTTGGTCGGCTCAACTTCGCAATCTAGATGGATGGCAAGGTCATCTTCCACTACTGCCCGCAAGGGGAAGCGTTCAGCCCTCATGGCTTCTGCCGCAGTGCGGCAAAGATTATTCGCTAGTGGCTGTGTGCCAAGGTCAAGAATGGTGCGAGTCATGGAATGAAGTGTAGAGGAGCACAAAGCATGGGAACGTCAGACAAGAATTTATCGCGCATCAGAATAATACCAGACATCAGCCTCTCACCCATGAAAGCCATTGCCCGCTGGTCGTAGCCCGTCAAGGCTTTGATCTCCTCTTTGTTTTGCTCCCATACGGGCCACAAGCAATCAAAGAGAGCGCTCATAAACGCCTTGTAATGCTTCAATGGACCGCGAATCATGGGGCCTCCATAGAATGCGCTTTGCTGCCAAACGGCAGCCATCTCAGAAGCTGAAAACGGAAGCAGCCCTCGCTCGGCAGCTTCCATCGTCATCTCAATGCCACGGAAAGAATGTCCGCCACGGAACTGCTCTGCCAGGGAGCAACCAAAAGTGCAAGTTTCTGACACATACAAGATACTCTCGTCAGAAGCCGCAATTGCTTCTTCCTGCCAATACCTGCGATATTGAGCGTTGCCGATCAACGGAGAGTCCACATTGTTTAGCAGCCAAAAGATAGCGGTTAGCTCTCCCCACCATGGGTTTAGGGCTGAAATGTTGATGCCGGTGTCATCAAAAAGCCAGCCTTCCTTATCCAGGCGTGTTCGCTCATCGCCGGAAATACTGCTGGCATGGGCACACAGCGGAATCAGCGTAGCTGCCGATTCATAACGAATGGGCAAATGCGGCATCCCCACTGCATAAATGGTCAGGTCTTTAGGCTGCATAAACCTGCCTCTGCGCCCATAGCTCGTTGTAGTTGTTCACGCCTTTTGCGCCAACGCCTGTCAAGTCGCCGCCGCCAGAGGGCTTGCTCCATGCCATGATCGTGCCATCAGGAAGGACGAATGCCCGATTCTTTTGCTCGTAGGTGGGGGTCAGCTCTAGGTAGTCGCCGTAAACGAAATCAGGCTGACTGCCATGAGCTGCTAATGCTTTGCCCAGAAGGGTAGGACCAGTGGGACACAATGGCGTGATGCCATAGTATTTATCTGCGCAATTGTCCACGATGTCATCAATGGCATTCTGCAAGGCGGGATTGTTTGGTTTTGAATATAAAACAGTAGTGGCGCAAGCCCAAGAAGTGAAGCTAAACCGTTGGATGTCACGGAAGGCCAAGAACTTAATACGCTCCCCCACTTCCACTGGGTTGACCACCCTCACGGCAATGTCCAAATACCAACCGCCAAAGTGATTCAGCAGACAAAAGCGCCCTAGGTCAGCCTTGTAGGAATAGGGCCGTAGAGAGTCATAAGCAGCCACCACTTCATCGTGGTAGTGATCAGCAATAAACTGACGCAGGCTTTCCTTGTCGTAAAGCATATAGTCCGCATCAGGGAATGCTCCTTTAACGGTGGAAGTGGCATGTTGCAGGAATGGCGATAGCTCTTTGTCAGTGTCGCTAAGAAAGATTTGGGAAACTTGCATGATCAGTTGATCCTCGCGGGAGTGCCAAAGCCCTTGAACGCCGCAGGCTCTTTCCCTGCCGGCTCTGCCAAGAGAGCTTCAATGGAGGAAAGCAATTGCTGCTGCACGTAGGGCCATGTGTAGGGCTCCTCATGCACGCGATGGTAACACCAGTTCCCATCAAACTTCAGGGCCTTGCGATCCTCGTAGTAATAGGTGAGCAATGCTGCCATGCTTTCAGGCTCAGGCAGTGGCCGCTCTAGTCCATAGTTCCTGTCGGTTTCAGAGCCATGGCAAGCAATGCGAGGCACCTCATCAAAGATTTCTTTCAGGCTTGTGTGGTCTGGCACCAATTGCGCCACTCCCGTGGCAGCGTGTTCAGTGTTGACCAGTCCCCAGCCCTCGCCAATGCAAGTGTTCACGCCAATGTCCACTGAGTTATACACTTTGTTGAGCTGCTCAATGGGCAAACAGTTCTGAGTGGAAAAATCAGGGCTTGTAAGGATGAGCTTGCCCACAGGATCGTAGCCCTCGTCACGAGCCACGCGACGGAACAAAGGCGCCAAATCCCAGCCCATATCTTTTGCTCCCATATTGAGCCATAGCCTTGCATCAGGCTTGTCTTTTGCAAACTTGATGAAGCCCTTGATGGTCAGGTCAATGCGCTTGCGCGGCTGATTCCTGTTGCCGTTAAAGACAATGAAAACGTCTTCCGGCACTCCTAGTTCCTTGCGGCACTCGCCCTGATCAAGGGGGAAGAACTTAGAGAAGTCGGTGCCGTGACCAATCACCTCAATTGGCTTCTGGTAGCCAAGCAGCTCAATCTCCTTCTTGGCAAATTCAGTGTAAGTGGCAAGCTTGTCCCACTTGTTAATGGCAGGAAGCAGCTCGCTAAAGAGCCCATAGGAGTCAATGGGGGTGTAAATGAAAGTCTTGAAGCCGATGCTTTCCTTTAGTGGCTGAATGGCATCAATCAAATTGATGGCCACCCAAATGTCATTGATGATGAACACTAGGTCGGGCCTGATGATCTGCACTAGCTCGCCAATGCGATGGGATCCGAAGGGATCGGAGCCGTGAGCCATGGCGGGATACATCCGACAATGCTGCTGCATCTCGTTGGGGTCGCCGTGCCAATTGACTGCCAGTGTATGTACTTCGTGCTCTTTTGCCAGGGCGGGAATGATGTGCTGGGCTACTCGCCCAAAGCCCGTTTCTACACCTGCGTCACCACAGAATAAAATTTTAGCCACTGAAAAGCAATGAAACTTGCTAGATACTAAGGCCCATTTTTACATTGGCACGCTTGGCGCCTGTTGCCTGTAGTAACGCACGCTGCATTTGCAATTCGCTCCACATTCGCAGCGCTGACCAGGAAGAGGCAGGGTGCCAATAGACACCCTTCCTGCCCCTGCATAGCGCAAGCAGTCGGAACAGTGCCTAGCTTGAGCATCAAGGACGCGCTCCATAAGCCCATAGCCCTGTTGCTGCTTGCGAAGCTCAGTACCTTGCCAATACGAGCCTCTTACGCTTTGCGCATATAGGCCAATGCGAGCGAGGGCCATAGGGGTCGAAATACGCTGCTCTAGCAAGTCAAGGGCAAAGCCTTGTAGATAAGCGTATTCGCCGCGCAGTCGCTGGCCAATGCGTCCATATTCGCCGCTTCCCATGTTATCTTTACCCCCGTAGCCCACGATTGCCGCTTGGATGTGGGCACCTTTAATAGCCTCTCGCACGCTTTGCTCCCATTGATCAAGCGTGATATTGCCACTGCTTAACATGCGCGTGACACCCTTCAGGGAGGCGTCTAGCTTGCCAATGCGAGCGTCAATGAGCTTGTCTACGGAAGCCTGGCTTAAGAACTTCCCTTTCTCGTCGCGGTAGCGCCCTGTGCTTCGATCATAAGACCACGCTGCATCAAGCCTTGTGGAAAGCACAATGGACGAAAACTGGCTTGTGTCGTTAAGCATTGTCAGCTTCCAGAAGCTCTTTGAAGCGGGCAGGGGCTTCTTCCTTCCATTCGGCTAAAGCCTTGTCAATGTCCTCATCGGAAATAAACGCAGCTTCGTCAATGCCCCCCAAGACGCGCCCTTCTGCTTTTAAGGGCTCAATGGCATCCACCTTGCTGCTAACCATTTTGGCTGGCCCCTTGCGTTCGGGGTTGGGGTCAGATTTGCGCTTGCGGGCGACAATTGTTTGACGCTCTTTTTTGCTCATTGCTTCAGCTTTTGCTTGTGGCAAGCATTTAGGCTTTCCTTCTTTTTCTTCGCGGCCTCCACATTCACCAAGGATTTCCCCATTGGCCCCAATTCTCACCCATTCCTCCTTGAACCACTTATCCAGATCGTCATAGGTGATGTCACCATTGTCTCCTTTAATGCCACTGCCGCCACCGTGCTTGCGAGCGTAAAGCTCTTTATATTTCTTCACCATGAAAGCACTGGCGTAAGCACTGGGCCACACATTGAATTTGCTTTTGGCAGCGGCAATGGCCTGCTGGTGAAGATCCTCGTCTTTGAATTTTACATCGCCTCGGACTTTTTCTAGGGAGCCTTCTGGAAACAGACCGGCGGAATCTTCCACTTCCCTGCTGCCGTCCATCGGCAAAGTGCCATTTTCTTCATTCATTGGGTCGCGTCCGCCGGGGGGCACTTCTTTCTGACCAGGCGCCTGCGGTAGCTCACGAGGGAGCGATGGGTCAAGAGTGAGTTCCATTGACCACTCAGAGCCGCCGTAACGCGCATCTGCCACTTCCTGCGGGTGTAGAACGCCAAGTTGAATGTAACGACCATCTACGGC